AGTGGAGGCGAATAAGGGAAAGGGGCTTCGGCCCCTGACTCTTGACCCATGCGCCCTACGAATGAAACAACAACAAAGTGACAATAGTCACGAGTTGACAGTGCCCGGAGTACCGCACTGGTCCCCCTACGACAGGGGTGGTTGTTGGAACTGGATCGAACCGAAAGGTGTCACCCTGGCCAACAACGCTTCCGACACGCTTACTATTAAGACACTGAAAGGTGTCGTCTGAACAGAGAAACCCATACAAGGGGATAGGTATAGTGCTACCTATTAAGCAACGGTCTTTACACTAGGCGGATTCGCTTAGTCAGTGATCGGACTCTCAGTACAAGTGTACTTCGGTGCTCTTCTGCTGCTTGATTGACTGCTCTGTAGTCAGGACTCCCAACCTTTTTTACTTAGGGAGTTGAGTGTATGTGCAATGGTCGCGAACGGATAGGAGTTACATGGAATGATAATGTAGCCACAAGGGGTAGGCCCGTACTATCTGGGGAGTGCCATTGCTGGTAGTGGTGGTGCTCCCCTCTGTTACGACTCTTGCAACTCAGGGAGCAGAGTGTACTTGTAGTGGGTGTTGGCAAGGAGAAGGAGAGCGCATGGTTTTTTACGACGACGACGACAACATGATACCGTCTCTGTCCACCGACGACGAGGAAGACAGCGAGTTTTCTCGTACTCTAGACAAGTTGGCCGCCGTACAAAAGCGGTGTACTGACCTACAAGAGCGGTGTACTGACCAACAAAAGGACATGGNAAAAGTTCTGACCATGATCGAGGCGTTGCTTGACATGGAGGTCCTGCTCACAGGGCCCACNAAGGTGAAACTAGGGGCCATTGTGGCGAAGGTGGAGACTCTGATTAACCAATAAGAACTAACCTACACCCACTACAAATACACTCAGCACAGTGCTGAGTACTCCTGGAAGGGAGTAGAGTCATGGTAGATTGCATACGCAATCAGTTGCGAGGTGTACTTCACGGTGCCGGTATCGGCACATTCGAGGTGGTGCCAGCCCATTACCTGCACGGTAAGGAGTTCAGGCAGAGCGGGTCGAGGCTGATCAAGCACACTGACCCCAACGGTGGGACTGCTAGTGCAGCAGGTGTGTCGCCAAGGTACAGGCTGCTGGATCCAGTCGATGTATTCGGACCGATCTTGACTGCGTTGCAGAGCGAGTATGGGGGAGACCCCAGCAGCATCGACTGCAAGGTGGTGTGGAGGTCGATAAAGGATAGCACTGGAGAAGGACCAACCAAGGTCAATCGGGTGCCGGTATCGGTGGCCATGAAGATCGACCTCGCTATTCCCCTGCCAGAGGCACCACGCCGTGGCGATCTCTACAAGGTCAGCCTGGTTGTGGAGGACAACTACTTTGGTACTGGCCGTGCGTCAGCGAGGGTAGTGATCTTCCGGGTATCGTGTCTCAATCTTGAGATCTTCGACACCGCGGAACTGTTCAACTGGTCGGTAGTGCACAAGGGTGGGAAGATTGACCTCGACTCACTCTGGAAGCAACTGCCAAGCACCAATGCCATCAAGGAAACTGTCGCTGCTTTCTACACCCAGATTGATGGACTCGACAACCTCATGTTGGACCGGGGTCAGTTTTGCAAAGCGGTACACTACTGCCTGCATGGAGACGCTGTGACTATGAACCTGCTCAAGGCAAGGCAGTCATGGATTAACAATGATCCCCACTGGGACAGGGTAACAGGTAAGACCAGACCGTTCCAGACTGACGACGCCTTTGGTGTGCAAGCAATGGACCCGCTGCCCGGTAAGACTAGAAGCAGTCGCTTCATTGACGTTCTCAGACCTGCGAACGGCGCTCCTATTCAGTGTACTGGCAGGAGCCTGAGCAAGACCATCAAGGTCATTCAGGACTGGACAGCACACACCACACCCATGAGGTTCAAGAATGGTTACGACCACGAAATGGACAGCACTCAGGAGGACGGAGGCCACACTGCCTTCGGTCTTCGACAGTGTATGACTCAGTACCTGGGAAAGACTGCGAAGGGCTACGTGCCCAACCCGGTGCGAGTCAAGCGTCTCATTGAGGTGCTCGACATGGTGAAGTCGAGGGCAGAGGCGGACCCCGAAGGCATGGAACTGCAAGGGTGCGGGGCACATGGTGCACCATTCTTGGTTCCGACCCTGTTCGGGGTAGACTGCAATAACTACGGGCACCCCGTAGCAGACTGATAGGTGATCTATGGGCGGGGGTACGTGTTCAGTGAGTCCGTGCCTCCGCCCAACCCTACGCTATCTATCATGACACCCCCTGGAGTAGAAGAATACTCTGGAAAGGAGTAGAGTCATGTATGTGGAAGTACCTAATGTCTTCCGTCAAGCAGACGGGAGACCATTCGTTCTTCAGAATCTTCTGGGCACTAGCCTCAAGGTAGAGAAGTCCTTGAAGGGTGGCGTACTGACACCAGTCATGTACCTGTCACCAGAGAAGTCACTCTATCGTATGGTGTTCAATAACACTAGCGGAAAGTATTACGCAGAAGGCACCGCACTTGGAAGGCGGCTAGTCACTGCTGTTGCTGCTGCTGCTGGCATACCATTCGACACACTGCTGGACAGGGTTAGGACATTCAATGCTTGCGACTACGCTTGTACTTGTAAGTTTGTATGCCTAGCCCAGTACGCAGGCAGGTTGCGGTACAATGATCTTCACATCTACGAGGCATTGAAGACGCTCTTGTACATAGCGGACAAGGAAGCGTTCTATGAGTGCCTTGTGGTAGAGATACTGGAACTCAAGAGGAAGGTTGACCGAGGCTTCACCAAGAAGGGGGTACGCTACGCACCTGGAGAGTTGGCCCTATGGGTCAGGCTCAATGGGGGTAGTGACCTTGATTGGTATAGCGACAGGTACAGCCCTATCAAGTGGCTACAGTACAGGGAGCCTGACATAATGTTTTTTGACTACACTAAGGACTACCCTCGCATGGTGAAGTACCTTAGTGGGACACTGTCACATTTCTTTGAAGGCTTCCCGATCAACTACAAACTGACGTTCAGTGCAGGTAGTAGGGATCATTGGACCTCGGCAATCATAGGTACCTCAACTCGCTGGCATGAAGTGAAGAGCCATGGCAATGTGGCTGCGGTATTCCGTGAGTTTCCTGAGATTCATGACGATCCTGCGCTTGACCTCGTAGGTGAGATCGGATACACTCTTGTAGACGGTACGAAGAATGACGCAAGGGGACTGGACCCTAGCCGTAGCCTCGTGTGCTTGAAGCCACTCGGTGTTCCGGCTAAGAAGGACAAGACTTCAAGGTTCATGTTCGACAACCTTGCGGCGTTCGTGCAGAGAGTGGGGAGTAATGCCTGAGAGACGTGAAGATGGGACATGGAGTTGGCTGCCAGACGACAAGCCCCTCATGGGTGACCCTCCACCTGACCGGTCCGACGACACGCTTAACACCTCGGAGTTAGTGACAGTCATGGAGGTTGCTCGACTGGTGCTAGGTGTCGGAGAGGCAGCGAACCATGCCCTCATATCGTATCTGGGAGACCAGTTAGATGTCTCCAATAAATCACTCATTGCGCTGGGCGTACGACTGGAGAATGTACTGGAGAGTCTCGACCAGGACGAAGTATGACGGACTGATTGAAACTCTCCTTTCCTGAGGGGGCAGGACACGACGAAAGGGTGATCTTTCCTGGGGTTTATTGGTTTAACCAGGGGAAAGGGGTCATGCTTTGTCCTGCCCCCCTCTTCTTACTCCACATAGCATGACATAACTAGCCATTAACACGGGAGTAGGGTCAGCCTGTTGAGGTTGCATGAAGGGAGGTACTATACTGCATAACATGGACACATGGAAATCTTTGTCCCCGTTATGGGAGTATCGCAAACTCAAGGGGCTGAAGTTATCAGAGGTAGGGCAGGCAATGGGCCTGTCTCTCGCGACGATCAGTGATTACGAGCGGTGCAGGGTGCGCTGCTCCACTGATAAACTAACAAGGCTATCCATGCTGTATGGTGTGGAGCCAATGCGATTGATAAGGGAGTATGAGTTATGGACGGCGTTGAAGCCCAGGAAGCCGGTGTCTTAGACTACAGTAGCCGACAGTTGGCAGGTATTTTGAGCCAGTTGGCAGAAGAGGACGGCACCTTCGACATTGAAGAGGTCAAGCGTTTGATCAAGTTGAAGCGACACGGGGAGTTCAATCCTCTGCGACAGTTGCGCAAGCAATACAACCTCACACAGGAGAAGGCCGCTGAGTTGTGCGGTGTGTCCAAGTTGACAGTCTCCAACTACGAGACGGGCAGGTGCTCGCCTCAACTGGACAGGCTGATCAAGTACTCAAGTGCGCTGTTGACCTGCGACAACGAAGACCCAAGCATAGACTTAGGCACACGTGATGCTAAGTACGCAGCGGAGGACGAGATCGTTTCGCTGGTCGGTGACTACTGTCGCTGGTTCATGAAGTGCGAGGTGGCATAGTTGTACTTCGCAGGAGCAATCATCATGTTGTTCCTGTGTTTGACCGTTCTTCCCCTTGCTGTGCTGTTTTCCAGTGAGCAGGTTGCATTCCAGGCACTAGCGTTAGTAGTGGCTAGTGTTATTGTAACCTGTCTCATTGGACACAGTACCGATTCGGATACGTAGCCCATGAAGGAGTAAGAGTCGTGTCATTAACAGGAAAACACCGTCTCAGGCGCAGGAAATATATCGGTGCCTCTGACGTCCCGGCAATCATAGGTGTAAGCCCGTGGAAGACAGCGTCTGACGTGTACTACGATAAGACTGCTGAGTTTGAGGACACCAAGGACACAGTTAACAAGGCGATACAGGCTGGCATACTTCTTGAGGATTCTGTAATAGATTTTGCAGCCCAATCGCTTGGTGTCAAGGTGAAGCGCAACCAGTTCAGGGTGCACAAGGAACACAAGTGGGCCAGTGCTACTCTCGACGCATTGATTGTCGGAACAAACGAGGCAATCGAAGCGAAGACTACCAGTATGTGTGATGGCTGGGGTGAAGAGAGTACTGACCAGATACCCATACACTACATTGCTCAGGTGCAGTGGCAGATGTTTGTCACAGGACTTGACCGTGTGTGGGTGCCATGCCTCATGCCTGACTTTGTTCTTGCCTTCAAACTATACGTAGTAGATCGTGACGAGGACATAATCAGCAGGCTAGTTGAGCAGTGCGGTGACTTCTGGAAGGATAACGTCCTTGCGGGGGTGCCACCTGCTGATACTACACCTGCACCACGAACCATACAGCGTATGAAGCGTGTGCCCGACAAGGTGGTACCGATAGACGACAAGTTGGTTGAAGACTACCAAGCGGCTATGGCTGTCCACCGCAAGGCAAGCAAGGTGCTCAAGGAAGCAAAGATGAAGTTGCTTGAGAGCCTTGGCGATGCAGAGGTGGGTAGTTACGGCGGCGGGGTGCTCAGGTACCACAAGCGTAAGCGTAAGGCGTACACAAAGAAGTTCGCGGCGTCCACTTACCGATCCCTCAAGATCAAGGAGGACCCAGATGAAACCACGTAAAGGTTTTGAATCTCTTGGTGACAACCAAGTACCCTACCGAGAGGAACTACTCCGTGCCTTCAAGGAACTAGACCAAGAGGCAATGCTAAGGGAGATAGTGAACGGGGTTGGTAAGCAGTATGCAGAACTGACGATAACGGTAAACGTCAACTGGTTCGGCAAACTAGAGACCGAGTCAGTAGAGACACACCTTGTAGTAGGGGAGACACAGTCAGAGGTCACCGCCGACTTCGACAAGTGTTTCCGTGACGTTGCAGATACGGAGAAGTTGTTGACTACATTAAAGGACGGGCTAAGAGAGGCCCTTGACGAAATGGAGGACTAGATATGACGCAGAAGCGAGAGAGTCAAACCCAGAAGGCAGTGGTGAGGATCCCTGAGAACCTATGTGAGGCATTGGCCATGGCACAGGGTGAGTTGGCGGATGCTGCTGCTGATATGGAGAACACTCACTTCCGCAGCAAGTACGTAAGCCTTGGCGCATTGCTCAAGAGCGTGCGTAAGGTGTTGTCCAGGCATGGGCTATCCCTGCACACTGAGGTGTCGCCTGCTTACATGGACTACACGGAGGAGGAGCAGATCAATCACACTGACGGGTCGTCAAGTACTATCGTGCGCAACAAGCGTGAGCGTGACGGCCACTACATCACAGCGGTACTGGCGTACGGCACTGACAGCCGGGATTCTGTGGTGCATTGCCCGAAGCAGACAGGTGTCCACCAGTTCGCCTCCTTCCACACGTACGCACGTAGGTGGCTGGTGCAGGGGCTGTGTGGTGTGTCGGTTGACACGGACGACGATGGCAACGAGGCTTCTGGGGTGAGTGAGGCTGCGTCAGGGAACGACAGGCTCAGTCACGCAACGACTCGCAGAAGATAATGGAGATTTCGAGCGCCTGTGCGCCCCGCTGTGGGCTCCGGAGCAACCGACCCGACCCGGAACACCTGGGAATATGGCGCTAAATGGACAGGGAGGGGCTGAATACCAATCGGCCTCTCCCTACTTTGCACCGAAGGCACGCTGTCGTTCCTTCTCCCTGAACCTCTGAATCCCCCGCAGTTGTGAGCGGTCGATCTCTTCCTGCTGCTTCATTAGTTCTTTTAGTTTTGCACTACCAATAGGCCATGCGTTTTTGTTCACCTGATTAGGGTCGTCGTCTGCTCCCTCTACAGGGGTTCGTCTATTGACATGGGTTTTGAATATATCCATGTGTGCAGTGCTGGTCCCTGCCCTCCTTGCCTCGTCTACTCTGTTCTGTATAGCCGCTGCTGTCCAGCCGAACTGTGTTCTATACAGTGCGGTGCGAGGATCTTTGAACGCTGGGTGTGGCACGTCCATTGACCCTGGTGCCTTCTCACCCATTATGTTTCCTGGTCGTGGGCTTACGCTACCGCCCTCGTAGTGCCTTGTCGCAGCAAGCAACTTCGCAACGAATGCAAGGTCATTAGGCCTAACGTTCCCTTTAGTGTTAGTTGGGGTGCGTGCATCGAAGAGGGCGTGCAAGAATGCCGTCTGCTCCCGCTTCCCCTCTAAGGGTGTGCCCTTCATGACTATGTTATGCGGGCGAATATCCTTATGAGCCTCGGACAGGGCAGGCTTCTTGTTAGCACCTATCCACCCTATGTAGTTGAGTGACGCAAGTATGTTGCGGTGGGCTGGCTCTTTCTTACGCTCAGGCACCCACTTGTAAGGCTTCCACTTTGCCAACTGCTTAGCCATCACTTCTTACCTCTGCCCCAAGGTGTTGAGCCATACACCACGGCTCCAGCCAAGCCATACTTCGCGATCTTCTTCGCCCTTGTCTTTGCCTTCTGCTTCTTGAAACTGCGTAGCCTTTCGGACAACTGCAACGGCTTGGTAGTTTTCTTTACTGGCTTACCAAACTGGATCAGCGTTACTTCGGAGGGATCCCCGCCATGCTTGGCCATTCCCCTACGAAACTCAGCAGTATGTTTGATGGCTGAGGGTGCTGGTACTTCAGCGATCTCCGCCTGGGCAGCGGGTCGATATATTGGTCGCTTCTGTTTCTCTAATGCACGCAGTAATATATATTCCATGTCTTCAAACGGGTTCGCTATTATCCTGATCAGGCGGTTTCACTACG